TCCTTCGCCAGGTGGGCCTTCGCGGCGGCGGCGATGTCGTCGTCGGCCTTGCTCGCGGCGGCCGCCAGCTCCTGCCCGGCCGCCGTGCGCTGGAAGGCGGCGATCACGTCCGCTACCTCCTGGCTCTCCGGCGCGGTGCTCGCGTGGTAGCTGTTCGGCAGCGAACTGCCGCCGTCGAGCAGGTGGATGTTCGCATCCTGGTCAGGCACCATCTGCGCGGGCGGGTTGTCGGGGACCGGATCCAGGTCGTCCTGGGTCATCTCCGCCGGGCGCATGGTCGCGTCCTCGTCGCCGTAGGTGGTCGGCAGGGCGGGTTCCGGTTCGTCGTGCAGCACCGCGTCGAATCCAAGCGACGGCGTCAGCGGCTCGGGGTTGGCGTCCAGGTTGGCCCAGTTGTCCGGGTCCTCTCCGGCCGCCCAGCCGGTGCTGGCCGGGTTCGTGGTGTTCGAGTGGGCGGGCTCGCTGGTGCCGCGCCCAGGCTGCGGGTTGACGTTCGAGATCGGGTCCCAGGCGGCGGCCGTCTTCTCCGTGTCCAGCGACGCCTTGGCGATCTCCTTCCAGGGCGTCCCCTCCTTGGCCTCCGGGCGCAGCGCCGGGTTCTTCTTCGCGTGCTCGGGATCCCACCAGGCAGCCTGCTCGTGGCAGTCGCCCTTCGGGTCGTCCGGATTCGGCACCACCCGACCGTCCTTCATGGACAGGTCCTTCTCAGACGGGATCACCACCACGTGTCCCTGGTATACCCCGTTCGGGGAAGTCCAGACGTGCTTGACCACGCCGTGCAGCGGGAATTGCTGCCCGACCTCCTCCTCGAACTCGCGGATGCCTGCGTGCAGGCTGGAGAGGTCGCATTCCTCGTGGTGGCCGCCCGGGAACTCCCAGGTGCCCGCCGCCGGATCATCGGGGTCGTCGAGCCCGCGCTGGAGCATCAGTACGCGGCCGGTGTCGTGCGCCTTCAACGCGATGCCGGAGACGTGCGGGCCGGGGTGCTGCTTGGCGCCCTCGTGGTGCTCGTGACCTTCGCCGCCCAGCGGCGCCCCGCAGTGCGGGCAGTGGTGGTGTTCCAGGGCCTCGACGCCGATGAAGCCGCCGCAGTGCGGGCAGCGGCGTTCACCCTCGTGTTCGGCACTCTTCCACAGCAGTACGGCCGTACGGTGACGAACTCCGGCCTGCACGAGGTTACCGATCACCTCGGCAGGATCGGCGTCCTCCGCGCGGAGCCGCGCGACCAGCGAACCGATCAAGGACCCCGCGTAGGGCCAGGCGAAGACGTGCTCGTCCGCGTCCGGGTCGTACCGGACGATGGCGCGCTCACGCGAAGTCGACTCGGAGGGGTGGACTTCCTTGCCGAACATGCCCTGGCTCTGCGCCTCGAACTGGAGGGCCAGGGCGTGCGAGCACTTCCGGCCCTCGAACCGGCTGAAAGCCGCACTGCGGTCGAAGGCGTAGGCCGCCCACTTGCACCCGCACGTCCAGTCGGCGACCTTGTGCGTGCCGGGCCGGTAGACCAGTAGCGCCTCGTAGGTGCCGTGATCGCCCTTCACCCGGCCGCCGATGCCGTCGTTCGAGGCGATGACGATCGTCACGCCGCCCTCGGCGCGGATCCGCTTCGCCTTGCGCTGGACGTCGCCCCAGCTGGCCGTCACATGGAAGCCGAACTCGCGGTCGCGCGCGGCGGTGCGCAGCATGGCCGCCGCTTCCGGGGTCAGCCTGCCTCGGAAAGCTCCCCCAGTTGGGTCTCGATCTTCTCGATGGCCTGCTCCACCTCCGGAGTTGACTCCTTCTGGTGCAGCTCGGCCAGCAGAGCCTCCAGCCCCTCCCGCGTGGGCGCCTCGATCCTCATCGGGTTCTCCGTCCAGGTGTCGTCCGACGACGCGGGCAGCGGCGCTCGGTTCGGGGTGGTGGTGATGCTGGGTGTACAGCTCGCCGATCAGTTCCGAGGGATCGGTGGCTGCGTAGGTGCCGACGTGGTTGATGAAGTGCTCGCGGTTGTCCAGCATCCAGTGGTGCTTGTTGGCACCATGCTGATACGGGGTCACCCCGGGGATGGCACCCGAGATCTTGTTGAGCAGGTGTGAGCGCTTCTCGTTGCCCCCGTAGGGATCGTCGTGAGGCACGTCATGCATGCCGTAGTCGAGAACGTGACCGCTCTCGTGGGTTAGAACGTGGTTCTTCAGGGGCGTGGCGTCGTGCCGGGCGAGCCACCCCTCCTTGGGCATCTCGACCCCGGCGACCTGCGGGTTGTGCTCCTCGCTTCGCGCCAGGCCACGATGTACGCCGATACGATTCCGCTCCGGCGAGAAGTAGGCCAGCGTGTTGTCTTCCATCGCCCCGTCGTAGCCAGGGGTGGAAATGCTGACGTTCGGCCGTCGATCCGCAGGGAGATGGACCAGGTGCCTGGACAACTGCGCAGCGATCGGAGCCTTGACGTGCGGCTCTTCCGACAGGTGGGTGTTCACCTCGAACTTCGGGACGCCGTGCTCTTGGTGATGCGCCGCCAGAGGGTGGTGCCCTTCGGCGTAAGCCTCCTCGCCCGGACCTGCGTCATTCCAGAGATGCTCGTAGTGGTGCGTCAGTTTGGCCGTGCGCTCGGAGTGCGAGTCGTCGGCGTGCAGCAGCGGCAGGCCCGCCTGGTGGATCTGCGCCTCGTGGTCGGACATCTCCCGGCCGCCCTGGTGCCCGGCCGCCGTGGTGCTCACGCGCGAGTCGAAGTCGATGAAGTCGTTGATCCCGGCCTGGCCAGGGGCCCCGGTGCCGAGCGAGGCGCCCGAGCGCGGGTCGACCGCCGGGGACGGGTGGTTCGAGGGGTCGCCGATCAGCTCGGGGGTCCACTGCATACCGGGGTGCGCGGACATCGTGCCGCCGCACGTGGCGCACGTGGCCTGCCGGACGCGGCCGTTGTTCGTCAGGTCCTGGAAGTCGGTCGAGCCGCAGTACGAGCAGCTGGACGGCCCGTCGTCCCCGCCCGGCTCGTCGTGGTCCTCGGCATCGGCTTCCTCGCGCTCGGGACTCAGCGCGGCGGTGAAGGTCATCTTCCCGGGGTCCGGCCGCTCGTCGAGGATGCTGCCCAGCTCGGGGTAGTCCTCGGTGGCCAGGTGAACCCCGGCGGCCGCGCGGCTGGTCGGCATCTTCGCCAGCATCGAGGCGCTGTAGTTACCACCGCCCAGGCCGTTGTCGAGCTTGACGAGGTAGTTCTCCGCACCCGCGATCGGGCCGTCTTCCACCAGCTCGACGACCCCGGGGAAGCCGTCGATGGTCATGACGCGCTCGCCCGGCTGGTACTCCCAGTAGTCCTCCGGCCGGATGCCGCCGAGGTGCTGCGTGGTCATGTGGGCCTCCTCGCTCTTTGGGTGGCCCGACCTCGGCCGGGGGCAGGCAGTTACCCGACCTCTTCGTCCCACTCGGGGTTCCACTTCTCGGCCGGGTCGACCTCGACGTATCTCCGCATCCCGATGTGCCGGGGCGGCCCGTAGAGACCGGTGGGCCGGTAGTTCTCCGGGCGCTGGACGACAGTGCCGGTCTCCTCGTCGTGCACGTCCTCGATCGAGTTGTCCGGCGGGGTGTAGTGCGCAGCGATGGCGCGGCGGATCTGGCCGTAGCGGTAGCGGAATCCGGCCACCTTCCGGGATGCGGGCTTCGGCATGCTGGCTCGCTGCTCGTCAGACTCCGGCGGCCGCTGGTCGCCCTCCTCGGGCACCTGGGCGGACATGGGCATGGGGATCACCTGCGCCTGCGAGTCGGTGTCGTCGGCCCCCTCGTCCTCGCCCTCGGCCAGGTCCTCCTCGGACGGCGCGAGCGCGGGCGTCGGGGTGTCGTTGGTGCCCATCGTCGGGATGACCATGTCCTGTTCGGACGGGGTCTGGGCGTTGAGCGCGACCGGCTGGAAGTCCTTCTTCAGGTCGTCCGGGATCGGCAGGCCCTCGTCGCGCAGGGCCTCGTAGGTCTCCTTGCGCGTCTGCTGCTCCAGCACGGCCAGCCGGATCTGCTCCTGCTTCTTCTGCTCCAGCATGTCCTCGAAGTCGAGGCCGGTGCCGAGGATCCGGCGCTCCTGCGGGATCGGCACGCCGGAGGCGGCCAAGGCCTCCAGGAACTGCCGCTCCTGGGCCTGGTCAGAGAGGTTGAGCGTGTCGAACTCAAGCTCCGGCACA